AGTTCGGATTATTTTTGTTTGGTCCACCTGACGCATCAACAGACGAACTTTCGTCTTTACGTTTCGCCGTTGCGCTTTTTCATTGATGGGCCATTTGTTTTGTCCAAAAAGCCGTTTACTGCGTAATTGTAATCGAATTGTAATCATTTGTCAACAGAAAAATCCCCCACCAGCATTCCTCTTTGGACTGCCAGTGGGGGATTTTCTATGCCTTATTCAGTTGTTCGGCAAGTTAGTGTACCTGCTTTTTCAGGTTTTCCAGCACTCCGTCTGCCTGGATTGCAGCCTGAGTAAAGCTGTTGTTGTTCCACCATGCGATCAGGGCGGTGACCGTGGTGATGCCGGCAGTCACAAGCTGCTCCACGGTACTGCTTTCAATGGGGATGATGGGTTTTCCCATTGCAGAAAGCATCTGATTGGCAAGAGCCAACAGCAGGCAAGCGGTACGGACGATAGTTGCGGTCGAGATTTTGATGTTACCCATAATTCATTCCTCCATGTTGTCCTGTTCGGACTTCTGTTTCAGGATTTCAATAGCCCCGGTCAGTGCCTTTGGAATCGGCACCCCCATCAGGCCAGCATTCTCAATGATGGACAGCGTCTCGTTTGCGATGAACGCGATCACGGTAGCGTCCCGGATAAAATTAGACCCCATCACCGTGTCGAGGTGGCAGGCCACCAGCACGATCAGCAGGGTTACACCTTTGCGGCACAGCCCCTTCCACCCGGCGCGGGATTCCAGTGTGCCATCTTTGCTCTTCGGGCTGGCGTGAAAAACCCCGGCGACCACAAGCCCCGTGATGTAATCGACTGCCATGAACAGGATCAGCGTCGAAAGTGCCGCATCCCATCCGCCGAATTGACTTGCGATCAGACTGCCGATTACTCCAACCATGGTGCAAACTCCATTCTTCACTACATCACCCATCTGCTTTTTACCTCCCGCACATCGACGTGGACAAAACCGTCCGCGTGGTATCGTCCAATGCCTCCCTTGCCGGGAAGCAGTGTTTCGACGTAGGCCGCCAGTGTGTCCACTGACACGCCAGCGATCCAGATGTCAGCCGCCTTGCCATAAAGGTGCTGGCTGTACTTGGCCGCCTTCTTCTGCTTGGCGTTGTGGCTGGCAGTGCGGAAAGCACTGTTGATGTTCACAGCCTTGCCGAAGTGATCCCGGATTTTTTGCAGTAGAGCCACAAGCTCGTCATCAATAAAGATTGGGTCGCTGCCGTCTTTGCACTTGAACTCCCGGACGTGGAAGTTCTTGCTCAGAGCCTTGCTCCCATCCTTCGCATAGGAATAGGCTTTAATCGCCATTGTTGTTTTCTCCTTTCTGGCTCAATGCCATTTGCAGCCGCTCGACCCACACTCAGCCACCAGCACTGCAAATTTGCCGCGCTCTGCGGTCGTGTCCGCACCACTGGTTTCCAGCCGGGTCATCAGCCTTTCGCACAAATCAGGCCAGCCCATCGGTTAGTCCCGCTCCTTCTGCTTTGCGGCCAGCAGGCCGGTCAGTTCCGTGTAGTGCCCATCGGTCAGCTTGCCAGCAGCGTAGAAGATATCGATCTTCTCAGCCAGACCGTCGATGGTGCCGCGCTGGATCATGCGCTTGCAGGTACGATACAGAACCATTTCAGATGATTTAGACATAATGTTTTTCCTCCCTATCAGGTGTTATCAGCGTTATCGGTGTCGTCCGTATCGGAGACACCCAGTTCCAACATGGTGATGCGATACTCCTGATCGACCACCATTTCGTCCGTGTCGCTCTGTGCAGCTTTCAGGGCCGTCACCGTTTCCGGCAGCTGTTCCAGCTCCTGCTGCTTCTTGGCTGCAGCTTCTTTTTCTGCCCGGGTGGGCAGGCTGCATTTTTTCCAGATAATCATGTGAATCCCTCCTTACTGGAATGCACCGGAAACAGAATCGATATAGCCGCCCTCGCCGCTTGCGCCGCGCTCCACGCTGATGCGGAAATTGAACGCCGCTCCGGCAGAAGCGGTTTGATTTTCAAAGACGATGTTCATGCCCTTGCGGACTTCTGCCGTCACGTCCTGCCAGACCGGAGAATCATCCAGCGCGTTGTTGGTTGCTTCCGCCTTGAACGCGGCATCATTCGGGATGGATCCGGACACCTGCAAGATCGCCACAGTAATGTCACCATCCACGGCCAGCGGGGTGGTCAGGGTCACACTTGCACTGGTAACGCTCTTGGTGAACGTTGCGTTCAGGCTGGTGCTCTCCTTGCCATCGTTCGCGGTAATCTTAATGGTATGGGAGCCGTTCAGGATGCGCAGGAAGCCGTCGGCGGTGCTGGCCTGTTCAAAGGTCAGCGCAGTACCGCTTGCAAGGCCGGTGCGGGTGGCAGTGGTCTTTCCGTCCAGCTTTTCGGTGACAGTCAGCGTGTCGCCGTCGGCATCGGTAACGGTATAGGCGAAGCTGAAGGGTGCGTTCTTCTCTCCCAAACTCGTGGAGCTGGCGTTGATGGCCGGGGCCACATTGTATCTGACCGTGCGTATAGCGGACGTGGTGTAGCCAGACTCCAGGCCCTCGGTGTCGTATGCCTTGACCCGATACATCACGGACGTGGTGCCGAAGGCGATGGTGTCGGTGTAGGTCAGCGCGTTGCCCTTGTACACCTGCGTGTAGGCGGAGCCACCATCGGTGCTGCGCTCCAGAATGTAGCCGCTCAGGTTGCCATCGCTGTCACTGGCCGCAGTCCACGAGATCACCAGCGTGCTGCCGCCCTTGACATCCTTCGGCACCGCGATTGACGGCGGCGCAGACGGGGCGTTGTTGTTGACCACCGTTACCCGCGAGCTTGTGCGCCAGCCAGACTCCAGACCCTCGGTGTCGTATGCCTTGACGCGGTACATCACGGACGTGGTGCCGAAGGCGATGCTGTCCGTGGCGCTGGTGGCCGTACCCTGATAAATCCGACTCCACGACCAGCCGCCGTCGGTCGAACGCTCTACCTTGTAGCCGGCTAAATTGCTCTCAGCATCAGAGCTTTTTGCCCACGAGATTGAAATGTTCGTGCCGCCCATGATGGACGAAGGAACGGAAATGTTCCACGGAGTCGAGGGTGCGGTGTTAGTCGAGACCGTGCCATCATTAGATACAAAGAGAGTAGAGGGCAAAATCAAAGCGGGGCGAACATCACAGGAGTAGTAGTTCCAGCGGCCGGCGTCGTAGGAGCCCTCGGGGTTGACGGCCCAGACGCTGCCGTAATTGTCGGTGTGCGGAGAGCGCAGCCACCACATGGCAGTGCTGCTGCCGTTGTAGGCGACACGCTTGCTGTTGCCGCCAGAGCCGCTTCCAAAGTACGCCAGCCGGGTACCATCCTTGGGGAAATTGCGATCGTCGCTGGTCGTCCAGCCAACTTCATAGCCGGACAACAGGAATACTTTGGTGGAAAGACCATTTGCGCCGGTGGCAAGGCTGCCGTCCCCGCCGCCTGTGCCGTTCAGGTACGGGATTTTTACCTGCTTAATAGCTGCCCGGATGTCGCTGTCGATGAGGTTGTAGAACGTTCCGTTCAGGTATGTGTGGATGCTGGAATCCTTGTAGGAGTTATTGTTGCCGAACGTGTACGTTGTGTAGATGTCCTTCATCAGCAGCCAAGTACCGTTGCAGCTATCGTCATAGACGCTGGACGGCTTGCCCTGATGCACGATGATGAAATCTTTGGCCGCACCGTTGACTTTGATTTTGACGATGCTGCCAACGGCCTTTGCGCCTAATCTTACATTTGCCATAAAAATTCACCTCCTTACTCAAAATTCAATCCTTGCCAGATCGGCGTTCCACACACCTGTCACGGTCAAGCCGTCCAGCGACTCAAAGGTGACGGAGAACGGATTTGCCGTTACGTCGGTCGCGATCTTCAATTGAAGGATATCGATATCCGCCTGCATCTTTGCAGCGGCGATGCGCAAGTCTTTGTGAGACTCCGGGGACAGGTCGTGCTCCTGAATCCGCTCTTCGACAAACAGCTGCAAGCTCTGCATCTCAGCGCTCAGATTGATCACGATCTCCGCATCCCGGGAGATCACGATTACCACAGTGAAAACGAACTCAAACTCCTGATCGGTGGAAGCCGCCGGGATCTCGACACCGCGGTCATCCTGCACGAGGAGCAGGAGCGTATCTTCTGCCGCCCCGGTCTGCCGCCCGAAGAGGGCAATCTGATGCAGGGTGTAGGTATCCTCCGCGCCGGTAATGCGAATCTTCACGCGGCGGGCAGCGCTGCCGTTTTCTTCAACAGACTTGATGCCCAGCAGCTCAAGCGCATGCCGCTCGCCGGTGATGTCGGTCTGCGCGTGGAGCACAGCGGCATTTGCAAGACCGCTCCCTCCGACAGCCTGCGTAATCGTGAGCTGCTTGCCCGATACGGCATCCATCATCAGCTCAATGCCGGCATCGGTATAAGCCAGCGTTTCCCAACTCATTGCGTGTCCTCCTTTTTGATTTCAGGCATCCGCACCGATGCAAGGATGCTTGTGCCACAGGGTGCGGCGGCAATGTATCCTTCTGGCGGATTCCGAGGTTCTGCTACATAGGTTATTTTTTCGAGATGAGCTGTCAGCCTTTTTGTATATCCCAGAAGATTTTCTATCTCATCTACCGTGCGATGCTGCGCTTCTGCATCGGTGATGTTTGCTCGAAGCCGCCAGTGTCCGGGTGTTCCGTCATAGTCGTACCATTCCACAATCTCAGAGTTTGGATAGATTGCAGAAATTGCCCGCTTCACCGCCCACTCAGTGCCGCAATACCGCCGCACCTCCATGGCCGTCTTGATAACTCTGCGCTTGGTGTCGATGGGGTAATCATCCCTGTACCAGTCCACCTTGAACTGCACTGCCAGAATATCCAGAATGTTCTCCGGGGCAGAATCAATGGCCGTGTAGACAAAGACTTTGCGGACCGCTTCCAGCTCCCTCTTTTGCCGCTCCCGGAACACTGCGTTCAGTACTTTCACCCAATGCTGCTCTGCAATGCCGGGCGGCAGGCCCTCGATCAGGCCTGTATCTTGGAGTTTAATCATCCTCGATTCCTCCGTAGACAATGTTGCAGCTTGCCATCTTCGCCACCTGGATTTCAGATACTTTCGTGTCCGCCGGGGCCGTCAGCTTCGGTCGTTTCGCTCCTGCCTCCCGAACGCGCATGATAAGCTCCGCCGGGTCAATATCCCGACCGATCTTTCTTTGCCATGTCTGGTAATCTGCAACAGCTTGTTTCACATTTGCTTGGATTGTGGAAGCCTTCTTCGTATTGCTGGATGCAATGTAATAGGTTAGTTTGATGTTGTACGGCACTTCCGCCGGGGGCGTTCCGACCACCAGATCACCCATCGGTTTTTTTACCTCCGCAAAATATCGTTCCAGTTCCCGGCATTCCTCCGCGGTAGGCAAGCGGCCATCCGCCAGTAGGAAATAGATGTAGATGGTATAGCCATCCTCGCAGATAATCTTCGTATCCGAAATATCGCTGCGCCAGCTCTTTGTGAAATACTCGTACAAATCAGGCGGCCCCGCCACCGACGTGTTGGACGGTGCGAGATATGCCCGCTTGGTGAGGGAATCGTCGCTTTCCGTTTCGGTTCCTCCGCTGGTAGCAGATACATTCGTCACGGCGGCAACATACGGGATCGGGTCCACAAGCACGTTGACCTCGCCAGCCGCAATGCCGGTGCTGTCTGCGCCAGCATTCGCCGCCACCGCCGGAACATCCACCGTCAGCTCACCCGCCGGAATCTCTGCATACTCCGACGTGTAGAAGTACCGTTTGTCCGCCGTGCGCACCTGCACCCCTTCCGGGATGCTGGTGACACCGGTTCTTTCAGCGGACAGGGTAAACCGCAGCACCGTCGTGGCACATCCGGCCTGCAGCCGTTCCGTGCCCACCAGAGCAGCCAAGTTGTCCAGATTGGTGCCTGTGCTGGTGGGGAGCAGCTGTGCTTTCAGGGCTGCCGTCGCGTACTCGATCACATGGTGGGAGCGGTGCGCCAGCGTCAGCAGGAGAAGCCGCGCCTCATTGCATCGTGCCAACGGGGTGCTTTCCGTTCCGTCAAGCTCCTTGTCGAACTTTGCATATAGGGCTTTGCAGTCCTCGACCGCCTCTTCCAGCGTTTCCGCTCCGTCAATGTTGATCTCTGGAATGTTCTCAAACTCTTTGATTTTAGACAAGCTCGTACACCACCTTCGGGATCACTTCGCCCTGTTTCAGCTTGCTTTCCAGCCAGTCAACTCGAACCACCTGTGCGCGGGGTTCAAATTCTGCTGTGCGTTCCGTCACCTCCCGCACATACAGGGCCTTTGCCACTTCCATGGGCTTATCAAGAAAAATGCCTTGGTCAATGCCAAGGCTTCGGTCTCCCTCCTGACTGCCAAGAGGGGTTGAGTACAGCGTGCGCAAGCATCGGGTAACATCCTGTACTTCTTCCTGCGTTGCACTGTCTTCGGACAGAGCAAGCACCGTGCTGCTGATGTCGATCATCCCACATACTCCTTTATCGTCAGGTTCACCTTACACTGCACCAGCAGGCCATGCTTTATCACAGCATCCCAGCTGTCGCTCATGCTGGTAATGGTGAACCTGTTTTTTGACAATGGGGCAAAACCGATGATGAAATAATGGACTTCTCCGTTTTCCGTCATCTGCTTCAACCGATTCAGCATCTTCCTCGGATTCACGCCGTGGTCGGCATCAAGCAAAATGTCGCAGGTGTACTCCGTGAGCTTTGGAGCGATGTACTCCGACTTTGCCTTTCCGCCGATCACTTCATGGTCCACCCACTTTGCGCCGGAAGTCCCCTTGAAGTTGGAGAGTGTCAGCGTCCGCAGGTGTCCCACGGAGAATATCACGTCTCCGAAAATTCCCACATACATTTCAGCACCTCCTTACACGGGCGGAGTGGTTCCACCACCGAGACTATCATTGTGCGTGTGGTTTACTAAGGACTTGCCGGACACCACCACGTCGCCACCGCCACCGGTGATGTTCACCGTTCCGGCACTGGCCGTGATGGTGCTGGCGGACAGTTCCAGCGTGCCGGCAGCCTTGATGGCGATTCCTGCCGGGGAGCTGATCGTAACGGCTCCGCTTTTTCCAACCGTTACCGTCGCACTGCCCACCTTGATTTCCAGACTTTCGGCTTCGAGTATTTTCTTTCCCTTCACCTTATCCGTCAGTTCATTTGCATCTGCATCGAACTTTCGGTATGCCTGTCCATCTTTGTTGGAATACTCCTTGCGGTATGTACCCTTCTTGCCCTCCGCCGGTTTGATTTTTTCATTCCAGATCGTGCCCAGCACAACAGCGTCTTCCGGGCTGTCTCCCGGGTGCAGAACTGCCACGATGTCTTCCACCTCCGGCATACGGTATTCCCGATTGGAGATGAACGGCACTTTCTCGGTTACAGTATCGTCCCGATCCGGGTAGTGGACTTCACACAAACCGTTCTCGTAGTCGATGGAACTCACATAGCCGATTCTGAACTCACTCATGCAAATTCCTCCTGTTCTACCTTGCTGGCCTTGATCCGTGTTTTGTAGCCGCCGGAGGGAGAATAGCTGTGCTCCATCTCGTCGATGAAGTATTTTCCGGCCATTTTCCCAAAACCCACCACATTGATGCACTGGGCAGACGCTCCCACCGGGTAGCCCGGAACAGTAAAGCTGATGGTTGTTGCGCCGTGGTTGGCGTTTTTCAGCTTTGCAATCAGCCGGGCTTTTGCATCCGCCTCACTGCTTACCTTGCCGGATAGTTTCAGCTGCCGTTCCTCGGTACCAACCTTGACGTTGATGTTGATCTTCTTTTGCTTGTTTGTGTAGGTGTACACGCCGCCGGTGTATGTCCCGGTCAGCTTTGTGCTCCACTTAAAGCTGCCCTCTTCCACGCATAGAGCGGTCTTGTCTGTGAGCGGAGCCACCTCGTATACCGTCCACACGGCATCCTTGGCCTTGTACTTTTCCCGGTCATACACCCACAGCTTTTCCGTGTATACCTTGATAACCAGCGCATAGGTGTCGCAGAGGTCCTGCAAAAACGCGCTATCCGTTGCATCCTGCTCCTTTGCGTCAATGTCGTGGTCGTCACCGTCGAACTTCAATTCCAGCCCGTACCGTCCGGCGATTTCCTCCGCAATCTTCTTCACGCTGGTTTTCTTCCATGTGAAGGTACGGTTTCGTTCGCTGAAACTGGTGTCGTTCGGCTTTGCCACGCCGCCCATCGTCAGCGTATCCGGGGTGCTGGAAAAGCTCAGATCGTCCAGCACAAAAGCACCGCACTCGGCGCTGTAATCCCGGTAGCCACTGCCGACGCCGCCGATGTTCCAGTTCTTGACGGCAATGGTTGGGTAGAGTTTCACGCCCTTCTCCGGTATCCAGTCGTTTTTCCACTTCTCGGCTCTGGCGTTTACCGTGATGCTCACGCTGTCGCTCTGAGATGCAGCCACATCCGTATATCGAAAACTTTCAATGTCAGGGGCGATCTCTTCCGAAATACCCTTGTTCTGATACTTCAGCAGGATCGTGGCCTGTCTTCCTTTGGGTCTCGCTGCTTTCAACAACATATCAGGCACCTGCTTTCCATGGCGGCAGGGTACCGCTCTTTTCAGTTGGGAGGTCTGGTGTTGACAGCACCGTCCCGGAATCGAACCGGGTAATCTCGATATACTCAGGGTTTGCCTGCATCAGCCAGTCTGTTTTCAACTCGCTGCCGTATACATTGTAGGCGATCTGATCCCATGTGTCGCCGGACTTCGTTGTGTAATCAAGTGCCATATTGTGTGCGCCTCTTTTCACGTTCGTACCGTTCCACATACTCGCAGAACTTCTCGTAGCCCTCATCCAGCAGAGACCGCAGGTCGTTTGCATCCATGCTGCCGTAGATCACAAAGTTCGGAGCGTAAACGTAGGTGTTGCCGCTGGAACTGGTGTAGCTTCTCTGGTAGCCACCGCCGCCGGAGCTTTCGCCCTGCCCGGAAGAACCAGAGCCGCCGATGTCCGGCACGCTCACTTCCTGCTGCCGGTTCTGCAGGTTCTCCATCATGGCAAGGTTCTGCCTTGTCAGCTCAGGATCACCCGCCGTCGGGAACAGGGACACATTGCTCAGGTCGTAGTTATCCAGATTGGACAGCCGCTCAAGCTGTGCCTGCGCCACGTCCGCCCTGCGGACAAGGCTCAGTGCCTGTTGCACTCCGGAATTATCCAGCACCTTCTGTGCCGTTGCATTGCCCGATGCAGCCGCACCTTCCAGTGCATCCGCCGCATAGTTGGCAAGTTCCGTCGTGCGCCGGAATACCACGCCAAAATCGGATCCTTGGAACATGGCCGATGCAATGGGAATGCCCAGCATCTTGCCAGCCTGCATCCATGTGTCGATGTTCTGCTCACGCTGAGAGCGGCGGAAGCTGATGATTGCTTCGGTGCCTGCCTCACCAGCCAGAGACGGCCCATTTGTAAAGCCGCCGTCTGCAAACTTCGGCAGGGTCACTTCGGTCAGGTTGAAGCCGAACTGCTTTCCGCGCAGGCCGGGCACCCAATCGGGAACCGTGAAGTTGATCTTGTTCAGCGTGCGGATGATTGCGTTCACAACGTTCACGACAACGCTGACAATGCCCTTCACCAGCCCGATGATGCCCAGCACCACAGGCTCCACCACCGGCAGCAGCTTACCGATCACGTCAATTACCGTCTTGATGGCATTTACGAGAATCGTACCCACCAGACTGACGACGGTAGAAAGCAGCGGCATGACCGCCGGGATGCCCTGGTTCACAACAAAGCCGAACACCTCAACCAACAGCGGTTTGATGTGGTTCACGCCGAGGTCTACGATCTGGCTGAATACCCCCGCGAAGGACTGGATCAGCGGCATGACCGTCTGGATGGCAGGCATTGCCGCCGAGAACACGTCGCCCAGATTCAGGCCGCCGATGTTAAAGCCAGACAATTTCTGCTGGATGCTCTGCAGCCCTTCGGGGGTGGTGATCTGGCCGAAGACCTGTTTGATTGTGTCTCCAATGCCAGAGATTTTCCCGGTAAACGCATCAAAGACGGCAAGGCCACCCTCGCCAAATATCTGGCCGACGATGTTCCGCACATCTTCAAAATGGTCGCCCAGCAGGGAGACCACCGCAACCATGGTTCCAAGGCTTGTAATCGCCGGGCCGAAGGTTCCAAGCAGTGACATAAAGCCACCGCCCAGCTTTCCAGCCACAGCACCAATGCCACCCATCAGGTTCAAGCCACCTTTGCCAAAGACAGCCTTTGCACCAGCGCCAAGGACATTTCCGATAGTTGCCGTCGCCATGCCCGCCGGGTTCGCCGCTGCGATCATGGCGTTCACTGCATTGGTCGGAATGTTCGCCACGTTGTTGATGTAGCCAGTCGCCCCGAAGATTTTCCCAGCAACGGCCTGCATCGGCTTCTTCTTCCCGCTCGTCAACGCATCTGAGTTCAAAGCGCCGATCGCGCCGCCTGCCAAAGAACTCAACCGTCCGGCAATGCCGCCCTGCCCAGAGCTGTTTGCCATCCATGCGCCCATTTTTGCAGATCGCAGGATATTTTCCCGGTTGCTCCACAGCCCCTTTCCGCCGGAAACGGTGTTCTGGAAAAGGCTGATCGGACTGAGCAGCCCCATCAGGTTGCCGACGGTGATTCCGCCGAATCGTCCGCCGGGTGCACCGCTGGCCTTGCCGCCGATTGTCAGGTTCTTTACCGCGCTCAGTGCGGTGCTTCCTGCGCTATATGCAGCAGGAGCCATGCTCATGGCTCCAAACACTGCAATAATCGCAGCAATGCCGCCTGCCGCCTGCGGGCCGTTGTTCGCAAGATAGTCAATGCCCTTCTGAATCCACGGCAATGCCCACTGTGCTGCCGCCCCGATGCCCTCAACCGCTGTGCGCAGCAGCGGCAGGATGGAGTTCGCCAGATTGGATAGATCGGGCAAGTTTTCGTCGATGCCCTTGTAGATGTCCAGCTGCAACCGGGTCAATTCTTTCTGCGCCGGCAGGAAAGAATCTCCGAGGTCCTGCATCAGCACCGTCTTGGCGTTATCCCGCATGGTGCGCAGGCTTTCTTCCGTTCCCGTATTGATAGCAAACTCTCGCTCCATACTGCCGGAGTAAGCAGATTCATCGCCCACTTCGGACAGCGTTTTCATCAGCAGGTCAAGGTTGTTTGTGACCTTTGCGCCACCTTCAACCGCCCACTGGTTAAACAGCGTATTCAGTGCGGCAATTTTCCGTTCGTCCGGCAGTTTGTTGATGGCTCCGAAGACCTTCATCAAGGTTCCCGTTCCGTCTTTCTGCATGGAGGATGCAATGCCCGTGGCCGTGAATCCCAGTTCCTCCCACATTTCCTTTTGGGCTTTGGTTGCGCTGCTTCCCTTGGAGATGTTGGTATAGATTCTGGAAATCGTGGTGCCCGTGCGTTCCGTGTCAACGCCTGTCGCCTGCATCGCCGTCGCAATGGCCGCCGTGGTCGAAGGATCAACGCCAGCCAACTGGCCGATGGAGGCCGACTTATTCACGCTGGATGCAATTTCTGCCGCCGTGGTAGCGTTATTGGCACCCAGATAGTTGATCTGGTTCATCAGGCGCATAACATCATCATGGCTATAGTTGGTCTTGTTGCCCTCAGTGTCTCTCTTGGTGAAAGCAACCTCCCACTTTGCCATGTAGTCGCCAGCAGTCTGGTCATCCAAATCCATAGCGGTGGCGGCAACAGCCGTATCACGCAGAATACCGCTTTGCAGCTGCTCCGTTACATCCTTGCCAGACTGTCCCAGAGCAGCGCTCATGGTCGTGATCTGTTCCGTGGTACGGGGAATTTCCGTACTCAGGTCTTGGATGTAATTCTTCATGTCGGCATAGTTCTGGGCGAATGTTTTGCCATTCTGCGCCATCGCATTGGATGCCTTGCCGGAAGCATCTGCCAGACCATCCACATAGCGCATGACCGGGGCCATCTGCGCTTCCAACTTTGCCGCCTCGTTTGTGACCTGCTTCATGCCAACCAATACGCTACCTGTCAGCGTTGCGCCGAGCGCAAGGCCAGTCTTTCCGACTACGCCCAGTGTTTTTGCCACTGTGCCCGCCAGAAAATTTGTGCTTTTCAGCCCATCCGTCAGAGAGCCGGTCAGTCCTTTTACTTGGCTGATGCTTCGTGCCAGTGAAGGATCAACCTTGCCCATGATTCGGATACTGAGGTCTAGTGCCCCATTTCCTGCCATACGTCTGACACCTCCTGGCACAGCTCAATCAAATCTTTCCTTGGCATGGAAAGATAGTCCGTCAGGTTAGAGTGCGTCGCAATGGACAGTTGGATCGCTGCTTTTCGCAGTGCCTTTGCTCCGCCTTTTACTCGAAAAAATCAGCGTCCACAGCGTCACGCAGCTTTGCTGCCTCGCGCAACGGCAGCCCGGTGAAAAAATCCTCCGGGTAGCCGGTGCCCATGCTGGCGATGATGCAGACGTACAGGTAGTTGCGGCCGGTATTCACCGGAGAGAAGCCGCCAGCTACCATGCGGTTTTCCGCCATGGATTCGCTCATGGTGTTCAGCTCTCCCACGCCGGAAAGGTCCACAGATTCAAAGGTCTTGCCCTTGATGTCCTCTTTTCCGTCGCCGTTGTAGGTGTAGGCATTGTCGAACTTTACAACGTGGGTTTTGGGGTCGTTCTTGACCTTTGCGTTCAGGTTGTTCAGAATCGCCGTCTGCACCTGCTTGATCTTTGCACGGGGCATGAGCTTGAAGAACTCAACGGGTTTGCCGCTGGCCTTGGTTGCCACTTCCTGCGCAAAAGAGGTGGTAGCCTCCACTGCTGCCAGCGTTGCGATCTCGCCCGCCAGATTCTTCTGAATGTCGATCATATCCTGGATCGTCATACCGTCCATGCCGGACAGGTCCACTTCGTCGTACTCGGTGCCCTCGAACTTATAAGGCTTTGCGAATTTCACAGTAAGATTACCCATCTTGATGTTTCCTTTCCTTAAAAAATCAGCCGCCCCACACGGAGCGGCTGAAATCATCCTCTTATCAGATCAGAGCGTTCACTTCGGCAAGGATATCCTCGCCGTCCACATAGTATCTGCCAGCATACTTGTCGATGTCAATGACGGTCACACCGTCGATTTCCACCAGATAGCGGGTCACTTCCAGCGTGGTGGAGCTATCCATGGTAGATGCCCGCTTCAGCTTGCCGGGGTCAAGCTCTTTCGGCTTGCCGCCCAGCACGATGCGCAGACCCTTATAGGAATAGCCGCCGTTTTTGTTCTCGTTCTGCATGGCTGCACGCAAGGTGATCTGGACAGACTTTCCGGGGTGCAGCATTTTGGTGGCGTAGCTGTACAGGGTGTTCCAGGTCAGCGTTGCCTCCATGCTCTCGAACTGGCCCGGCACGGGGCTGTCAACGTCTCCGCCGATGCCCATGCCGTTCACAGTAGTGGTTTTGTTCTTGATCTTGGGCAGAGTTACTTCATCCGCCAGACCGATCATCTTGTCGTCCCCGGTGTAGGCGTTATAGTTATTAACGACCTGCGGGACGAGATCGCTCGAAATATTCAGGCTCATGGTTCATATCCTCCTATCACAGGTTCAGAGCGGTCACGAGGGAGGAAGATTCATACTCCATCGTGTTGTTGACCTGCTTCATGGGCGGGAACGGAGTGCAGTACATCCAGAAGTGATAGTGGCCTGCCACCAGCTCTGCTTCGGTGTTCTTCTCCGTATCGGCCACCATGCGGTAGCTGGCGCAGACCCCGTTGGAGACGTAGGTGCTGCCCTTCATGTTCTCGCTGTCGATGATACTCTGCAGCCGCTTCGGGTTCATGGGCTTGTCCAGCTTGCCCATGTTGTCCAGCACAAAGCTGGTCCACGCATGGTTGAAGAAGCGGCGGACACACAGGAACATATCCTTGGGGTCCGTGTTCTTCGGGTAGCAGGCCGTCTCGTTGCCCCAGATCACGAAGTCGCTGCTGGAACGGATAAAGGTTGCAATGCCCTGATCGTTCAGGAAGGTACCCTGCTCCTGATCCAGCAGCATCTCGGTGCCATCTTCCAGACAGGCGGCAGAGATGGGCACGGTGACATTGGAGGGGCTTGCATTGGGGCAGTCGTTGTTCTGGCCGTCGTTATACACGGTGGCCGCTGCCGCCATGGTGCTGCCGCTGTACACAGTATCGCCCACCTTGCAGAACAGCCACAGAGCGTATGCCTCACGGGAGGTTGCGGTCTGCTTCGTCTTCTGTCCCGCCACGTCGGTGTACTTCTTTGCGCCGGAAGTGCCGCAATCGAGGTCGATGTAGCAGACGGCATTGAAAACGCCGTTGATCTTCCGGCACTTGGCCTGCAGAGCAGCGCACACCAGCGCATCTTTGGAGAATCGGGGTGCCAGCAGAATACCGGGAACCTTGCCAAACTTCGGGTAGACCTGACGCACCACCTCAAGTCCAGTTTCCTCCCCGGTGGTAGTGCTTACGCCGCCCACGATGTCGGCGGCGGTCACCTTGGTCGGGTCCAGAATGGAGCCGGAAACACTCAGCGTGGTTGCGTCCTTGCCCTTGCCACCATCGAGCAGCGCGATGTTCACAGTACCGTCGTCGTTGAAGGTGGCGATGTAATCCGTTCCCTCGGTCAGAGCCGTTGTGTCCTTCTTGACGACCAGCTTTTTCAGCAGCAGGCCCGTCTTGTTGATCTGCGCCACGCCGTCGTTGACCTGAACGGTTGTAGCATCCAGAGGGGTGGTATGCTTCCCGGGATCCAGCACGTTGATAACGACAATGGGAGCCGTGCCCATCACCTGAAAGTTTGCGCTGATTGCCTCGCACAGAGTGTACTTTTCAAAGTCGTCAGACCAGCCCACAGCAGCCACAGCCTCCTTGTAGGTGCTGAGGTACAGCGGGGTATTCACCGCCGCTTCCGGGTTTGCCAGCTGGTTGACGGGCGCAGTGCCCACGATGACCTGCAGGCCGGAGCTTACCTGTACCGGCGCAGAAACGCTGGTGGTCGCTTCGGTCAAGTTAAAGCCATGAGAAGTAGCCATTGTTTCATCCTCCTATCACAGCACAGAAACGGCGTTCTGGTAGAGAAGGTTCTCCCGGGTGCCGTTCTGCTCCACTTTCACCCGCATCTCTGCGAGCTTTTCACGAGGAACGATCAGAGCTTTTACGACCGGGTGTTCCTCTGCGATCTTGGCCAGCTTTTCGGGGATTCCGTCCACAAAAACGGTGTACTGCGGTGCAACACCCTTGATGGTCGGGCCGCAGTAGGCAACAGCCTGCACCGCCGGAGCCTTGTCCACTGCGGCAGCGGTTTTCTTTTCGTCACTCATATCAGAGCCTCCACTTCTTCGTTTCTCAGACCGTTGGGGGTCTTGCAAACGAGATTCACGATTCCCCAGTAGTAGTAATCCATGTCATCGTCAGAAAGCTCCCACTTGCGGGGATACGTCACTTCAAACGCACCTCCAAAGACGGGCTTGCGCTTGAAGTGCTGCATAATAGTTTCCTTGATGTTCACGGTATCTACATACCCCTGTCGGTCTATCCCGCGGTCATAGCAGCATATCACGAGCTGGATCAGCACAAGCTGCGGGTCCTGCTCATTGTTCTGCTCACCGCTGGTCTCGATCACGATGATGCAGGGGTACATGGAATCGTTTGTATCCACATCATCGTCATCATTGGTCTGGATTGGCAGGAACTGTTTGAAAATCTGCAAGGACTTCGGGCTTTCCTGCCCATTGAACTTCATATCCCGAAACAGTTCTTTCAGCTCGTCGATCATAGCCTGCTGGCACATCTCGCTGGTATATCCAGCGATTTTCTCCGCCATATCAGATCACGCCCTTTCTCTTGGCATTGGCGATCAGCTGCCGCACACGGCGTTCCGTGTTCTGCTGCAGCATCTGCTCCACCGTCTGCTCCTGCATCTCCCACACGGTATGGTGCATGGCAGAGCCGGAAGGACTGGACAGCGTTGCCAGCTTCTCGTTTGGTTTCCAGCGTTTCTTTCCGCTCTCCGTGTAGTCCTTATCCGCAGGTACGCCGAGCTGACGCTGCACCATGCCGACGTGCCCCGACTTAAACTTCACGAGGAAGCCTTTGCTCTTTGCGCTGGTTCCGCCGAGGTCTATCATCGGGCTGCCTTTCAGGACGTGCGCCTGAAAGAACGGTGGCGCATTGCGGACAGACGGTCCCATGTAGGGTTTCGTGGGGCTGGTTCGGAAATAGCCCAAGTCTGCCCGGAATGCGCCGGGATCGTTCTTCATAATGGCAAGGATCGCCGCAGGGCGGCGGTTGGTCGCTTTCTGACGCTGGCGCAGGTCTTCGATCATGCGCTTTCCAGCAGCATTGAGGTCGTATCGGTTCTTAACTTCCTGCAGCATGAGCTTTCTCGTCTGACGTGCGGTGGTATTGACAGCCACCTTCAACGCCGCCGGAGCCTTATCTGCCAGGGCACCGAGTGCCCGGTAAACTTCCTCATCGTTGACGGAAACCGTCATGGTGGAAGCATCGTACCCAGTTTTGAAATACGCCATTTACCTCACCCTCTCAAGCTCCATGCGGTACACGCCAGCTTTCAGGGAGCAGGATTTAATTCTGTAATCCCGCTTCTTGTCCAGCGTTATGAGCTTGTCGTTCTTCGGCATTGGGCCGTACTCTTCCTGTTTGACGAACAGGAGCAGATCAGCCTTGTACATACCTTGGTCGAAGCTCTGTTTTGCACCGCCCTCCCAGTGCGCTGCACGTTCGCTAGTTCCCGGGTGCTGGGTGATGCAGACCATCTCTTTACCGTCCACAAATCGCTTCTCTGCAAATTCATTCAGGTTAAAGAAGACGTTCTGCACATCCTGTGCCACCCGGTCTTTGAACGTCGGCAGCGGTTTCGGGTCGCTTGGCGTACCGTACTCTTCATCCACGTCCAGCATAGTCTTAGCACACCTCAGCAACCAGCCAGCTGTCCACCTTGTCCGGGATGGTCAGCGGACGGGTCTGCAGTTCGAGGATCATGCGGTCGGGGCCGTGCTTCACATAGGTGCGCAGCAGACGGTTGGTCTGGGCGGTGATGGTACGCTTGGTATCGTCGATGTAGGAAGTCAGGCCGTAAGCGCGCATGAAGTTGGGGTTAGAGGGCAGCAGAGCGATCTTGTTGTCATCCACCAGCCGCTTGGTAACGGGGGTAGAAGGATCGGTCCAGTCGTCCATATAAACCTCACCATAGGTGTAAATATCCAGACTGGGCTTGCTCAGGTGGCCGATGTAGCGCGCGCCATTGGGCAGGTCCTTGGGGTTGATAATGCCCAGTTCGATGCGGCGGTTGTCCAGCATATTCTGCACGTTGGTGTCAGCCAGGAAGTTGCGCAGGGCAGTCTTGCCCATAACAACGTGATCCACATTGGCAAAGCCGTTTTCCAGCACCTGATCCACCCAGTCTTCCAGATTATCCAGAGGTTTGGCTGCAGATGCGCCCCATTTCTTCGTGCCGTCCAGCTTCACCTTGTTGGTAAAGCCGAAGTCGATCACCTTGTTCACGCCGGGTCCGACAACGGGAATCTGGCCGTCCATGATGGTGCGCACTGCCATCCACTCCTCGCGGCGGGTGGCAGCATCGTTCAGACGCTGGTAGTCCTCGATCAGCTGCTTGGCGGCACGCTCTTCGGGGGTCATGCCGGAATACAGATCCTCACCGGGCATACGCTCCATGGCATCGTTTGCGGTGGTGACAGTCAGAGGGTTAATCAGGGGCGGAGTAAAGCTCTCGGTCTGATAGCCCTCATTCTTGAGCACCTGGCCGCCGACCAAAGGATGCACGAAGGAAGCCATGCGGCGGTCGCCCTTCACAACGTCGATGTCCACGCTCTTGGTGGCAAAGGTCTTGATGTTGGTGAAATAGTTGTCCAGGAAGAAAGTGCGCACCGGGGGAGTGGTGCGCACGACCTCGGCCAGACACCGAGGCTCATAGATGCTGATTTCGTTAGCCATAGTTGTTACCTCCTATCACTTCAGGAAGATGCCCAGATTGCGCAGGGCAATTTCCACGTCTGCTGCTTTCACGCCCTCGGGCAGTGCCAGACCGTCAGCGAAAAACTCACCCGTCAGGTAGATGGGCACTTCCTCGTCTGCCGCTGCGCTGTCTGCGGTGATGCCGTACAGCCCGGTAACGGACAGAGGATTACTGCCGTCCACCTTTGCGATGGGCTTCACCTTGCCATCGGCCAGCAGCACCGGGGCGTGTGCCTCAACTGCTGCGCTGGCCTTTTTGGTAGCCTTGGCGATGCCGATGTCCGTGCCGGCAATGAAATACTCCGGGGCGGTGGAATAGGTCTTTCTTTCCGGATCCATGCTCATAACCTTGTCCTCCTTACTTCACACCGTTCATCTTGTGGATTGCGTTCATCAGGCCCTTTTCCTGTGCGTTTTCCGGCTTCGGGTCCGCAGGGGGCGGATTCTGGATGTCGTTTGCGCCGGAGTTCTGGGCAGACCTCTTCGCCTTGTCCAGATAGTCCTTGCCCTGAGCGTTCTGCTTTGCCTTCATGTTGGCAATCACCGCCTTGGCAAACGCCGCAGAATCCACAGGCTTCACAAACTTTGCCTCGTTTGCCTCGTCCTCAGCACCGGGAATGGTGCTGTCCTCGATCTCCTTGATGCGGGTACGCTCGGTAGTGGCAGCGTCATTCTCGATCTGTGCCACCATATCGGGGTACGCCTTGCGGAGATCATCAACGGTCTTGATTTCCATGTCTTTTACCTCCCCATGGTCGTTGTGTCCCGGCAGTTCCGCCGGGGTGTTATTTTCAGGCCGGGTGACAGGCTTTTTTGCCTTTGCCCGGTTTCTGACAAATTCGGGTGCCTCGTTGAAAGGCAGGTGGGTGCCGACGCTGTTGACGAACAGGATGCCGTTGCGGTTCTCCACCACAGCGTCTTCCTCAGCGTCGTCCACCTCGTCCACAAAGCCGTTTTCCTTGGCTTCATCTGCCGTCCACCAGTTTGTTTCATCCATCCACTTTGCGCACTCGTCTGCATCGTGGCCGGTCTTCTTGG